AGAAAATTCTGTCGTTGGTGTGATTTGAATGAAAGTATTTTAGAGTGGGGAAGTGAGGAGTTTTTTATTCCCTACCTATCTCCAGTTGATAATCGTGTTCACAGATACTTTCCAGATTTTATTGTTAAGGTAAAGGAAAGTAGTGGTCAAATAAAAACTTATATCATTGAAGTAAAACCAAAGAAGCAAACATTTCCTCCCAAAAAACCAAAGAGACAAACAAAATCATATCTTTATGAATGCAAAACTTATGCAGTCAATCAAGCAAAATGGAAAGCAGCAAAAGAATTTTGTGATGACAGGAAAATACAATTTAAGATCATCACCGAAGAAGAACTCTTTGGTTATTCTAAATAAGGAACCAACTAATGGCAAGACGTGCTAAAAGAAGAAGAGGTGGACCTTCTTATGAAGAAGTAAAAGCACAAATTAATGCCAGAGAAGAGCAGAAACGATTAGAAAAATTAAGGACATCATCTAATCGCATTCTACCTATCAGAGAAGATTTACTTGCAACAACAAATGATCCTGAAGATAGAATGATAGCAATTATGGATGCATTGAGTGATACTGTAACACCTGTTCCCGATGAAGGTGGATTATACACATTTATCTACAATGCAAAAACACCTGGACTTGAATACGATCAACATCCTTTGATCGTTTGTACAGAATTAAATAGATGGGGATTTCGTGGATTAAATTTTCATTGGAGAAAGTACAGAAATTATACTTGGAATGAAGTTGCAGGGATGTTATATGAAGTTAGATTAGAAGAACTTGATGATTTACTTGCTCTACAATATGGAAAATTCCTCATAAATAAATAAAAAAACTGTTTAATGGCAGATTTTAAACAAGGTACGGACGCAGAAGTAAAAAGTGGTGCAGCTCAATATAAAGCAGGAGCTATCGTATCTAACGAAGCCTCTACTTTTGTAGGAGGAAAACCAAGAAAGGATGCTCCGACTGTTATTGTTGGTGGAACAAAAATATATCACAGAACCGTAATTTATCCAACACAGAATGATCAGGGGAAAGTAAATGGGGCAGATAGAGTCGTTTATATTGTAAAAAACGGAACATATCAACCTGCAGCAATATCAAAAGATGGGGGGAAAACATATCAATTTTCTGACCCAAACTATCCAACAATGACTGGAGTTGCTGGAGCAGATTTGCAAAAAGATTTAAACTCAAATAAATCCCGTATTCATAAAAATCTAGATACAAATACAAGTCAATCACTTATTAAGGCAGGAGTACCTAAAGACCAAGCAAAATCCGTTGTTGCTTCAACTCAAAATGATGCAACACAAAATGGAGAACAAGGTGATGGTTCTAATCCAACAGGTGCTCAAATATTAAAATCTGGACAAGTCAAAGGAACTGGTAGGAATAAATTTCCACAAGAACTTAGATATCCATTAGGACTAGGAAAAGCAACCACTCAAGATGTTGTACAGTTTACAATGCTTGAATATAGGCCCCAAGAATTTGATGACACACAAGCTGGATTTACTGCAAGAGAAAGAGACGTGAGTGGAAAAGGTATTGGAACAGTATACTTACCAGTTCCTGCAGGTATTCGTGATTCAAATGGTGCGAATTGGACTAGTGCAGAGATGAATGCTTTTCAAGCTGCTATGGTAGATCTTGCTGCAACAACAATAAAAGAAGGCGGTGATGGTGGTGTGAGTAAAGCAATTGAAATAGCAGGAAAAATACCTGAAGCTTCAGATGAACTCCAAGCAGCTGTAGTACAAACATTCGTTGGAAAAGCAACTGGAGTTCAAGGAATACTTGCAAGAACTCAGGGTGCTGTTATAAATCCAAATATGGAGTTGTTATTTTCTGGTCCAACTTTAAGATCATTTGCATTTACATATAAACTTTCAGCAAGAAGTAGAACTGAAGCAGAACAAATTATACAGATTATCAGATTTTTTAAACAAGGAATGTCTCCTCAAAAATCAGAATCCAATATTTTCTTAAAGGCACCTCATACATTTCAAGTTAGATATCTTTTAAGAGGTCAAGAAGAACATCCATACATAGGTAAAATGAAAGAGTGTGCATTACAAAATTTTACAGTGAACTATACTCCTGAAAATAACTATACAACTTATGAAGATGGTTTTATGGTTTCCTACGAAATAAATATGCAACTACAAGAACTTGAGCCAGTCTATAACAATGATTATGGAAATCTGGATGGTTCTGAAATAGACAACGAAATAGGTTTCTAAAATGTCAAACTACTTCAGTCAAGTTCCAAACTTTGAATATGTGAGTCGTCTTCCTGATGCAAAGATATCAGATTATATTGCCGTAAAAAATCTTTTCAAAAGAGGATTTTTGCGTGAAGATATTTTTCAAGATATTTCGTTCTTCACAAAATATCAAATTGAAGGTAATGATAGACCAGATAATGTTGCATATAATATTTACGGCGATTCAAACTTAGATTGGTTAGTTCTTGTTTGTAATAATATTGTTAACATTCAAACTGAATGGCCTTTAACACAAAATGATTTTGAAAGATATCTCATAGAAAAATATGGAGATATTGATACTGTTTATAATACCATTCATCATTATGAAACTACAGAAATTAAAAACAGTCAAGGAGTTACAATTGTTCCTGCAGGATTACAAGTTGAATCAGATTATTCTGTTACATATTATGATTTCTTTAATGGAAGTCAACTCACAGCAACTCCAGTAAGAGCAGTTTCAGTTTATGAATATGAGAATAATATTGAGGAAGAAAAGAGAAATATATTTTTATTGAAACCAAGATATCTGAATGTCGTACAAGATGATCTTGAAGAGATTATGACATATAGAAAAGGTTCCACTCAGTATATAAGTGAAACCTTGAAATCTGCGGATAATATTAGACTTTATCAATAATTTTTTTCTATTCCAAGATGTTTTACTTATTCATTTGCAAGGCGAGAAAAATATGACAAAGCATCATCTTCATCATCAGTATTTGACTCCTTCATTACAATATCAGGAGAGTTGAAATCTGGTTCTGAGTTGCGGGAAGAGAAGTCGGGAGTATAAGATCCACGATTATCATCTTCATCAGCAGTCTCTTCATCATAACGAGGACGTGAAGAGGACTTCTTACCAAGAACCATATTCAGACGTGTTTCCAGTTGCTCATAAGTCTTAAACTGATCGGGAGCAGTTAGTGCAGTCAGAGAATACTCTTTCTTCCAGATTGCTTCCATTGCATCATCATCATCCAGAAGTGGTGCAACACGATCGAACTCAGACTTATCATAGTTCCAATAACCATCCTTCTTCACAATCTTCAGTTTGAAGTTTGCTCCTTGCCAGAAGTCGAAGGGGTTGATTGGAGTCTCATCTTCAAACTCAGGTTGCATAGCTTCCATAATCTTATCAAAGATTTTCTTGCCATACTTGAACAGGAAGACTTTACCTTCGTTATGAGGATTTGCAGCATCTTTCACAACATAGATGTTACTGTAGTAAGACAGTTTACGCTTCTGCTTACGAACAGTGTCCTTATCTACATCGCTACCACTGTTCCACAGTTCGCGGTTGTATTCTCCCAAAGGATCTTTCTGTCCAATCGTAGTCAGAGAGTTCTCAATGTACCATCCACCAGGACCTTGAAAGGCATGTGAGTACATCTTTGCCCAGGGAAGTTCTTCACCATCAGGTGCGGGCAGGAAACGGATGACTGCAAAACCATTACCAGTCTTGTCCATTTCGGGTTTCCAGAGACGCTCATCAGCGCCACTAGAAGTATTGTTCATCTTCTCAACTTCCTTCACTAGTTTAGAAGTCAGTGAACCAAGAGAAGATTGCTTCTTGAGATTTGCAAAAGACATTTGAATTACCTCGGATTTGTACGGATTTGGCTTTTGTGTACTTCGTTATTCTACATGTCGGAACCTGTTTTGTCAATCTGTTCTTTCATCAACTCAAGCATCTTACTCATATTATTAAATACGACATTCATATCAACGTCTTTAGAAAGACCCATCATTGTTGCAGAATCAATAATGCGTTCTTTCATTATTTTTGCTTCAGGATCATCAGACAAACTCAATCTTGTATAAAGAACTTTTTGTTTCTCCAATAATCTTTCAAGAAGATTAACGTGAAACATTTTCTCTTCTTTATTCATTGAGTGAAACTTAAAGACATTTTGATAAACATCTTCTTGTAGTTCACTAATTTCCGTCATCTCTGCACGAACGACTTGAGAATCAAAAAAACTCATTTTTCTCCTAAAACAATTTCTTTAAGAACTTTTTTATAACGTTGTACATCTATATGTAGGAATGGAGAATACTTTTTTATTTTCATACTGACGGTTTCCCACACAGGATCTTGTAACTTTTTATCAAAATCTTTCCCGAACAGGAAAATTCTATCGTATATCACCAGAGTTTCTATACTAATATTCCCACTCAGGAAATTTTTTAGAACCGGTGGATGCCCTTTAGAGCAATCAAAAATATCATTTACTTTTTTATTATCAAATAATCTTTTAGTCTCTTCTTTAAAGATATAAGAAAGAGATTGATTTCTTTTTTTCCAATGAGTATATCGTTCCTCTCCTTCTTTCATCAATTCACCAATCCAAAGTTTACTTGGATCAGTACAAGAAATAAAATTAGATACAAAAAAATCTATAACT